GTAGGCATACACTTTAAACGGGCCATTAAGGAGGCAGGAGAACACTTTGATATGCGGTGTCCCTTAGATGGTGAATATAAATATGGTGATAACTGGAGCGCAACGCACTAACTGCTTGACAAATAAGAAATAAACGTGGTATAATATACTTGTAACTTAAACTTTAAAAGAGAGATATGATTATGAGCGAAGCAAAACCGATAGTATTAAACGCAACAGCTTTCTGGGCTAACCTACAGACCATGAACGAGCTAAGTGGTAAGTACCAAGTTGACTTAGGAAAGCTGTCTGACGCAGCAGTAGAAGCGTTAGAGTCTCAGGGTATTAGCGTCCGCAACAAGGAAGACGATAGAGGTAACTTTATCACAGTTAAGTCTCGTAACCCTATTAAGGCTTATGACACTATGGGCGAAGAGATAGGAGCCTTAGTAGGTAACGGCTCTCAGACTAAGGCAGTGATAGGCCATTATGACTGGACATTCCAGAGCAAGAAGGGACGCTCTCCGTCACTGCTCAAGATGGTTATTAGTGACTTAGTAGTATATAACCCAGAGAGCAACGTACCAACAGCAGACCTTGAGGCCGCTCTGTAATGATGTTGATTGACGGTGACATTATAGCCTATAGAATGGCTTGGGCCTGTGATGACGAAACCAACGTAACATTCGCTAAGCACAGTACGGACACTTTTGTCAGTAATCTACTCTTAGTATACGATGGCATGGTAGAGGGCTACCAACTCTACCTCACAGGCACAGGTAATTTTAGGCATGACTACGCTGTCACTGCTCCTTACAAGGGCAATCGCAAGGCACGTCCAGCACCTAGACTTCTACGCTCTATTAGGCAGCACCTCATTGAGAAATGGGGAGCTGTTGTAGTAGAGGGGGAGGAAGCCGATGACGCTATCGCAATAGCTGCTACAGCAATAGGTGACTACGCTATTATGGCTTCTATAGATAAGGACTTCGATCAGATAGCAGGTGTACACTACGACTTCATCAAGAACAGAGAGTATTACGTTGAAGAAGTTGAAGGGCTGAAGTTCTTCTACCAACAGATCATCACTGGAGACGCTATTGATAATATCATTGGCGTTGAAGGTGTTGGTCAACAAGGTGCTAAAGATTTAATTCAAGGCTGTAGGAATGAATTAGATATGTGGGACGTTGTAAGGGATCAGTTAGGAGACGATAGGGCGCTAGAGAATGCTCGTCTAGCGTGGCTAAGAAGAGAAGTAGGTCAGATATGGGAACCACCTACAACAAGAAGCACAGAGGAGGTATGGTATGGGGAAACAACGAGTACAACGCACTAGGGCAGGGAACACATGGACTGAAGCTCGTTACTGGCAGTTCATACGCTCAGCACTAAGGCAAGCATACTCTCGCTACCCTGCTAAGTTCCAAGCTAAGAAGGCTGTAGAGCGCACAGTAGCAGGTAAGCGGCATAAGTATGAGTACCGCTGCGCTGAGTGTGACGACTGGTTTCAAGGAAAGGAGATTCAAGTTGACCACATAGAACCAGCAGGGTCGTTATCAAGCTATGACGACATTGCTGGTTTCTCTAAAAGGTTATTCTGTGAGGCAAGCGGTATGCAAGTGCTGTGTAAACCTTGTCATCAATTAAAGACTAATGCTGAACGCGCAGCAAGGAAGAGTAAATGACTAGACACATGATTGTTCCAGATACTCAAGTAAAACCAGACTCATCTGTAAAGCATCTCAAGTGGGCTGGAGAGTATGCTGTTAAACATAAACCAGATGTTATCATTCACATAGGCGATCATTGGGACTTACCGTCACTGTCTAGCTACGATAAAGGTACTATGGCATTTGAGGGTAGGCGTTATCTAGCTGACATAGAGTCAGGCAAGAAGGCAATGAAGGCATTCTTAAAACCTATTAGAGAAGAGCAGAAACGTCTCCGTAAGAATAAGAAAACAATCTGGAAACCTCGACTAGTGTTCTGTCTAGGTAATCACGAGAATAGAATCACTAGAGCTGTGAATGCTCAGCCAGAGCTAGAAGGTCTGATGGGCTTTGATGACTTCGGACTAGAAGCAATGGGCTGGGAAGTGATTCCATTCTTACAGGTAGAAGTGATAGACGGTGTAGCATATAGCCACTACTTTACCTCTGGAGTTATGGGACGACCAGTAAGCAGTGCAAGGGCGTTAGTGACTAAGAAGATGATGAGCTGTGTAATGGGGCATGTGCAGGACAGAGACATAGCTTACGCCAGACGAGGAGACGGTAAGGGAGTGACAGGGCTGTTCGCAGGTATCTTTTATGTAGAAGATCAGGACTACTTAACTCCACAAACTAACGGCTCGTGGCGTGGTATATGGATGTTGCACGAGGTTGCCGATGGTGGTTTTGATGAGCTACCTATTAGTATTAACTATCTAGCTAAGAAGTATGGAGTAGTCAAGTGAGTCTTACCTTTGAAGAAGTAAAAGAACGCCTAGCTAAGTTTGATGAAGTTATGATACTTGAAATACTAGAGCTTAACACACAGGAGATACTAGATAGGTTTGAGGATAAAATACTAGATAACATAGAAGTGTTAGCAGAAGAACTAGAGGTAACTAATGCGTCCCACCAAGATACAGCGTTTTAAGCGTGGTTTAAAAGGAATGAAAGATATGGGCATAAACAAAGCAACACCAGCAGAGTGGGACAAAGTAAATAAAGATAGTTTAAGAGCTGAAGTCTTAGCCAAAAGAGAGGAGTATTTAGATAACGAGGAAGCTATACTGCCTGACCATTACGACCCTGTGAACCCACATCACTACAAGAGCGAAGGAGTAGAGTGTATAGACTACATTAAGCAACAGCTTAGTAGAGACGCTTATGTAGGTTACTTAGAGGGTAACGTCATCAAATATATGCACAGGCATAAGTATAAGGGAGGCTTAGAAGACTTACGCAAGGCTCAGTGGTACTTAGAGAAACTAGCACAGGCTACAATAGAAGGAGGTAATCGATGAATACTATGTCTGAGTTGATTAGTAAATGCACTAACTGGAGTATAGAGAGAGGTATTTATTCTAACGGGCGTTTAGAAACACAAGCACTAAAGTTAGTTAGTGAAGTAGGGGAGCTTGCTGATAACATAGCAAAGCACAGAGACATAGCAGACGACATTGGGGACTGTTTAGTAGTTCTTAACAATCTTGCTATGATGAGCGAGTACACACTAGAGCATTGTTTAGAGGTAGCTTATGATGACATTAAAGATCGTAAAGGTTATCTTAACAAGGCAGGCGTATTTATTAAAGAAGGCGATAGGGAATTAATATGACTTTCAGAAACAGCTTTGGGGAGAGTATCTTCCGTCACAAGTACGCACTAAATGAAACACAGACGTGGGAGGAGAAGGCAGACGATATTATTAAGGATGTTACTACAGGTATATTCAACGAGGAGGATGCAAAGGAACTGGGTGATGCAATTAAGGAATTCAAGTTCATGCCGGGAGGAAGGTACATCTACTACGCAGGAAGACAGGCATCCTTCTACAACAACTGTTATCTCTTAAAAGGAGAAGAGGACACACGAGAGGAGTGGGGCAGGCTCACACAACGCTCTAGCGACTGTTTAATGAGCGGGGGTGGTATTGGTATTGACTACTCTGTCTTTAGACCAGCAGGAGCGCCTCTAGGACGTACAGGAGGGACAGCTTCTGGGCCACTACCTCTTATGAATAGCATCAACGAGATAGGCAGGAATGTAATGCAAGGAGGTAGCCGTAGGTCAGCTATCTACGCTTCTCTAAACTGGCAGCATGGAGACGCGAAGGCTTTCTTAGCAGCTAAGGACTGGCACTCAATAGAAGTAACAGAAGGCGTTACAGTCTTTGATGCTAAGCAGCATAACTTTAACTATCCTGCGCCGTTAGATATGACTAACATTAGCCTTAACTATGATGACAAGTTTTTAGACGCAGTTAATAATGGCTTCTTACCTGAAACCTTTGTACAGAATTGCCGTCAGGCGATGCAGACAGGAGAGCCGGGTTTTAGCTTTAACTTTGGAGATAAAGAGAATGAGACACTCCGCAACGCCTGCACAGAAGTTACTAGTGAGGATGACAGTGATGTGTGTAACCTTGGTAGCATTAACATTGGCGCTATTGATGACATTGAGGAGTTCAGATCAATCGTCAGAGTCGCTTCCATGTTCCTTGTTGCAGGAACCCTTGTGGCAGACCTACCCACCAAAAAGGTCTATGAAGTACGAGCTAAGAACAGGAGACTTGGCTTGGGTCTAATGGGTATACATGAGTTTCTACTGAAGAGAGGTAGTAACTACGAGGTAACAGAAGAGCTGCATCGATGGTTGGAAGTGTACCGAGACGAGTCTGAGAAGGCTGCTAATATGTTGTGTGACGAGAGAGGCATCAATCACCCCGTTGCTTATCGCGCTATTGCACCAACAGGCACTATTGGCATCTTAGCAGGCACGACTACAGGCATAGAGCCATTGTTTGCAGTTGCTTATAAGAGACGCTACCTAGTTGGTGGTGATAAGTGGAAGTACGAGTATGTAGTAGACGCTACAGCTGCTGACCTTATAGAGACTCACGGACTCAATCCTAATGAGATTGAAACCTCGTCTTCAATGGTCGATGACTTTGA